ATGTCACAGCAACACCCATTCATCTGATAAGAGGAATTTAATTATGGCGGATAAGCAACAAGCCCCGCAAGCACACGAAGACCAGTCGCAACCAGGCAGTATAGTGGAAGCGCAATCGGCAATACTTGGATTGCTGGAACCTGAAAGGGAGAAACCAGAGGAAGAGGAAGCCAAACCTGCTGAAAGTGAAGAGTCTACTGAGGAAACTCAAGACGAATTACCGGAAGAGGAAACTGAAGAAGATGAATCTGAAGAGGAAGAATCTGAAGAGGAAGACGTTTCAGAAGAATCCGATGAGGAAGAAGAACCTGAAGAAGAGGACAGCAAACCAGAACTCTTTACCGTTAGAATAAACGGAGAAGATCATGAGGTTACTGCTGAAGAACTTGCAAAAGGGTATTCTCGTCAATCGGATTATACGAAAAAAACACAAGAGTTAAGTGAGTACCGAAAGCAATTAGATCAGGCAGCGCAGTTCTACCAGAATGAAATTGCCCAGACTCAGGAGACTCGACAGCAGTATATAGGTGCGCTTTCAACAGCGATAGAAACGAATATGTCATCGCTTACGAAATATGAAAACACCGATTGGGAAAGGCTTAAAGCTGAAAACATGGAGGATTATCTTGCAAAGCGAGATGAATACCGTGAAGCCCAGACCAATATTGATAAGTTAAAGCAGAACTATCAACAGGAATCCGCAAAGCAAGAGGAAGAATATAAGCAGCAATACTCTCAAACTATTCAGGAAGAACATGCTAAATTAGTAAGTATACTACCAGCGTGGGCAGAGCCTGAAAAGCAGAAGGCAATTGCTGGTGAAATTCGAGACTTTGCCTTATCTAAAGGTTATACACAGGAAGAGTTAAATCAACTTGTAGACCATCGATCTATTCTTGTTTTAATGCAAGCAAAAGCCTGGGAAGATTCTCAGAGAAAAATTACTAGCATAAAGCAGAAGAAGATAAAGAATAAGCCAAAGGTTGCTAGAAGTGGTAAAGGAACTGTAAAGTCTGAAAATACAAAATCAAAAAATGCTGCAAAAATGAAACGCTTACGGCAGAGTGGTCACGTCGATGACGCAGCCTCTTTGCTGGAAGATTTATTTAATTCCTAAAAAGGAGATAACAAATGGCTATTGCTACAAATACGTCACTGACTTATAGTTCAGTTGCTATTCGTGAACAATTGTCAGATGTAATTTACAATATTGCTCCTTTGGATACACCTTTCCTTAACGGTTGTTCAAAAGAAACAGCAGACAATACTTTCTTTGAATGGCAAGTAGATACGATTACCGCAGGTGCGGCTAACCGTAAACTTGAGGGCGATGACAGCATTGCTGCCACCGCGCGGGTGCTTCCAACGAGGCTAGGAAATTACTGCCAGATATCACAGTATGTAAATCAGACATCTGGAACTGACGATGCAGTGAACTATGCCGGACACGGCAAACATCAAGCCTATCAATTGGCTAAAAACGGCAAGCGCATGAAAAGAGACATGGAATCCATGTTGCTTCAGAATATTGTCCGAAGTGCTGGCAGCACGACTGCTGCTAGAGCATCGGCTGGTGTTCCCGCATGGCTTGCTACCAACTATGTATCCATGAACCCCACGAGTGGTTCACCTGCTGCTGGTGCAACAGGCACGACTGCGATGACGGAATCGACTAATACTGCTTCAATTACTGAAGCTGGCATTAAGAATGTCATCAAAGACTGCTATGATGCCGGTGGTAGTCCTGACTTGATCTTAGCCCCGTCTGCTATTAAACAGGCGATCTCTGATCTAGCACAGTCAGTATCATCTCTTCAGACCAATACGAAGGGTGATGCTCCTGCTCACGTTGTTGCAGCGGTTGACGTTTACGTCAGTGATTTTGGTACTTTCAAAATCCTGAGTGACCGTAATATGAACAGCACTGAGCATGTGTTCTTTTTGGATATGGACTTCTGGTCAGTTGCTTGGCTGCGTCCTTTCCAGACTGTCGAACTTGCTAAGACCGGTGATGCTCACAAGCAGTTGTTGCTTGCTGAGTATGGCTTAGTCTCCAAGAACGAGAAGTCAAGCGGTATTTTAGCTGACGCAAAGGCGTAATAAGTATAGGGGGCGGGGAAACTCGCCCCCACCTTATGCAAGAATTAGAAACTAACTGTCCTAATATTAAGGACGAATATGGCGGTAAGGTAGTATTCCCATTCGGGCCATGTATATATCAGAATTTTATTTCTGATGAGTTAAGAAATTCTCTTCTTGAAGAAGGTAAGAGAATCAGAAATAAAGAGCATGATTATAATAAGAAGTTAGCTGGTAATATGTATTTCGGTGGTTCATATAATTATGATAACGAATACATGGTAAAGGTTTTTCCTGAGTTTCTTAAAATTCTTTTCCAGTGGTTTGATTTCATGGTTTACCATTACGACGGTGGTCGTGTAAACTTTGCACCAGGGAAAGATGATTTAGAAGTTAATCTGGATACTCTGTGGATAAACTTTCAAAGACGATATGACCATAATCCACCGCATCAGCATCATGGTATAGTTTCATTTGTTGTATATCTTGATGTTCCAGAAAAGATATTCGATGAACAGGCTGACTCTAATGTTAAGGATGCAGGAAAGATAGTTTTCAAATATGGGGAGTCTATAAGTCCACTCAGTGTTAATGGCTGGAATGTTACTCCTGAGGATAATCTGATTCTCATGTTTCCCGCTACGCTAGATCATATGGTTCATCCATTCTGGGTAGATGAGGAGCGTGTAAGCGTGTCTGGTAATTTTACATTAACTGACAGAATTGTATTAAGTCAAAACGGAGCATAGAAATGGAAACAGACTCTGATTTTAAAGCGATTGCCAAGAAAATGGTAAAGGGAAAGAAGGCTACCCCTAAAGTAGCAAAGTCTAAAGAACCAACTGATGCTATGGGTTGGTTAAAGAAGGCATATATTGATAATGATCCTGCCGATGGCGCACCTAAAGTGGGTAATATAGGCTATGTCTAAAAGATTAGTTGTTGATCGTGAACCTTATCGTCGTACTGATTTTCATTTTGATGAATCTGGTGATAAGTTTACGTTGAATACAGTGCAGGATGCACAGCCTATTGTTGATGAAAACAAAAGGAAGATGAATCAATATGGTGATAAACTTACTTTAGGGAAGAGAGCTGAATGGCATCATGCTGCAACCATACCAATTAACGTTTGGGAGCAGTGGATGCAGGATACTAATGGAGCCATTGAGAAAGATTCTAAACTCCTTGCTGCTTATATTAATGATCCAGACTATAAGTATTTCAAAGTAGCACCAACAAATATCTAAAGGGTATAAATTATGTATAGACGAAGCGATGATGGTAGTTTCAATAGATGGGATGTGCAGAGTGTCATAACGGTTGGCTCTTCTGCTGTCGCCACAAATGTTAGTACCGCAAAAATATTAGGCATACATACGGATGGGGAGATTTATTTCAACTTCTCTTCATCTTCGACTGCCGCTGTTAGCACCGCTAATGATCTGAAACTTGCTGCTGGACTTACATTCATTAACGTACCTAAGTTCTCTGGGCAGGGTGTATCTCAGTACCTGCATCATCAGAGAGTAGGTAGTTCTAATGTAAGTATGCGACTGGTTCATGTCTGATGGCGATAGGGACGTTCGCGCAGCTTAAGACAGCAGCGGCTAATTGGTTAGACAGAAGTGATCTAACTGATCGTATACCAGAGTTTATCACTCTGGCAGAGGCTAGGTTTAATCGTAATCTTAGGATTAGAGATATGGAAACTGTCTCTACGGCTATCTCTACGGCTGCTGGAACAAGGGAATACTCATTGCCTACAGGATTTGTGCAGATGAAAGAGTTTCATCTGACTACTGATCCTATAACTCCATTATCTTACATTACTCCAGAGATGATGTCAAGGATGTGGGCAGGAAGCGCGAAGGCTAAACCCCAGGTATTTACAATTATAGCAGATAACGTAAGGCTGGGGCCGAATCCAGATGCAGTGTATACTACATCAATGCTTTACTATAAGACGTTTACAGCTTTGTCTGACGCAGCAACAACAAATGATATGCTGACTAATAATCCAGATGTATATTTATACGGAACTCTATTAGAGGCAGAACCATTC